TAAAACCCCTCTTTGGATGTGGCTTACAATTATTTCTTTAGTTTTAGTTATTATTTTACTGCTTAGATTCAGATAAAGTGTTATATTAGTGTTTTCATAGTTTTAGTTTTAACCCCTCTCATGCAAATCTGTTAGGGGTTTTTTTATACCTAAACTTTAACATTATTAATTTAAATATTTGTTCATTTATCCATTTGTTGATTGTATATTTGTATAAGAAATAACGCTAAAACAAAAACTTAGAAACTATGAAATTATCAATCGACACAACAGGAAACATAGGAAGATATTTAAATTTATATAGAGGGGCAAATAGTGGATTAAAAAAAATGAATGCTGGTTCTTTTTATTCTAGTGAAATAGAAATTGCTTCTGAATATGCTGAATTACAAGAAACACCTTGTATTTATTCTTTTGGATTTAAAAATGATACATTAAGATTTTTAAAAGAAAGCCATTGTAATATTGATGAAGGTGTTAAAAATTTCACTCAAGAACAAATAGAAAATTATGATGGTGCTGCGACAATAGATGGAATACAATTTATATTATTTGGGGAAGTTAATTGTATAGATGGAAGCTTCAAAAAACTATCTTATGAAAATGTTTTAAAGCAAAGTAAGGAATTTAAAAGACAAGAAAACTAAAATGAGCTATGCCAAACTATAACATGTCGTCAAAATTAGGTAAGCAACTAATATTTGACTTCATCAAAGACCGAATGAAGGAAAAAAAGATTACACAATTGAAACTTTCAGAATTAATTGAAATTAATGAGTCTACTTTGATTAGAAATTTAAAAGGTGAAACCGAAATGTTATTGAGTAGTTACCTTAAGATCTGTGGAGCCTTAGAACTCAGACCCTATATTATTCCTTCAGAGATAGATGAAAATGAGTTTAAGAGATTGTTTTTTAATTAAAATGTTTACGAATAGTTTACGATTTTCTGTATTTTTGATTCTAAACCTTTTCTATTGCTGATTAGTTATTCGGATTCATAACTCGGAGGTCACGAGTTCAATTCTCGTCCACGCTACACCCCTAAAGCCCTTGATACAAGGGCTTTTTGCATTTTATATACTTTCCTACTCTTACTAAAACTTATCTTTTTAGGGTATTATGTGGTATTTTTGCGTAAATTGTTTACGAAAAGTTTACGAATTATGATTGGAAAAATAATGCTTTTGAAAAATGATGGCCTTACAAAAAATGGCTATCCAGTGAAATTAATCCTGTCGCATGATAGAAAAGTAAAAAGAAAGAAGCTTTTTTCTAGTTTTGAAGCTGACTGGAATAACATCAGGCAACTTCCAAAACCGACTGCTGCTGATTTTGAAAATAAATATGATTATATACTTTCCATAAAATCTAAATTGCAAGAGCTGGAATTTCAAAATATAACTGATTTTGAAATGGCCTTAACTTATTTATTCAAAAATGAGACTGCTAAAATAACTTCGTTTTATTCCTATTTCCAAAAGCGAATTGATTTTATGGAGCAGCAAAACAGGAGAGGCAATGCAAAAGTATATGCTGAAACTTTGGTGGATCTGAAAAAATTTAAAGATCCTCTTACGTTTAAAGACATTACAATGCAATTTATGAACAGCTACAAATTACACAAAAAGGATCAAGGTCTTAAAAATACCAGCATAAAGAAAAATTTAGTGACCACAAGAGCTGTCTATAATTCTGCCATAAAAGATGGCCAGATTGAAAATTTTAATCCTTTTTTGGGTTTATTTACTGATCTTCCAATCATAAAAAGACGTGCTAAAAATTATTATTTGGGCGCAGATGAAATTTTAAGGATTGAAAATATAAAAAGTGTGCACGTATCTCATCAACGATGTTTAGATCTTGCGCTCATTCAATTTTATCTTGGTGGTGCAGACCTTATCGATATTTTTTATCTTAAGAAAACCGATATTGAAAATGGTAGAGTGTTTTTGAAACGTAGAAAAAACGGTGAACGCGCTTACATTTATGATGTTAAGTTGACTGCAAAAGCTGAAAATTTAATTTCTAAGTACACGGGAGACAAAGAATATATATTCCCCTGGCGAAAGTCTTTTGAAGCTTACATCACCTTCAGGAATAACCACAACCGGAACATAAAACGAGTCCAAAAGCTTTATAATATTAAGCTTATGCCTAAAAATGGCAACCTAACTACAAAAGTAATGAGACATACTTTTGCAACTTTGGCAAAATTTAAACATTACGACCAGGACTTAATTCGCGAATTGATGGGCCATGAAAGAAATGATATCGATACGATCTACAAAGACAAGTATCCAGAGGCTGAAAGAGATGCTATGCAAGAAGATGTTACCAGTCTTAGATAAATTTTACCAATTCTTATTTTCTTTAATGTTCATATAAGTTTCAAAATCATTTAATAGATCCTGTATATCCTGTCTGGCAGTTTCTTCAGTGTAAATAAAATATTGATTTCCACCTTTACCAGCTGTTTGATATTTTTCTGGCGTAATGGTTATTCTAGCTTTATTGTCTTTTAAATCAACATTTATAATAGCAAATTTACCACCTCTAGGTATTATTTGGTAATTATTTGTATACCCATAGGATTGCTTTAGTTTGTACCTTCCTGTTATAGTTCCGCTTTCTTTATCTGTAAATTGTATTACAGATTCTGCATTATTGAAGGTTTTAACCATCCATTGATTAGCTTTTACAAATAATTCATTTTTGGTACTTTCAAAATCAACTATTTTTTCAATTGGACTAATTTCAACATTTATAAAAGATGCACATGACACTAAAAATATTGATAATAATATAATTATTTTTTTCATAATTAGAAGAATTTCTTAATAGACCCTAAAACTATGAAAAATTTATTAATTAATTCTAGTGGCATATCCTGAGCATCATAATCTTCCAAGTTTTCTGGAACAAATTCGACATGACCTTCCAGCTTAGATTTTCGTAAATACTTAATGGTTCGCATTTCTGGCATAACGATGGCATAAATTTCACCATATATAATTTGCTGTATGTCTGTTTTTAGTTTTAAGGCGAGTAAATCCCCATTTTCGATCTTTGGTGACATGGAGTTACCTATGTTATTTACCCAGAAATCTGCATCGTTGTAAGGTTGATAATCTATAAAAAAGTCTGCTTTATGCTGATCTGAATTTAATAGCATATCAAAACCAGATGTAAAATCTACATTGTAGTAAGGCACTCCTTTGTTTTTAGTCTTAAGAGGTGAAGCATAAGGTTCGTTAACTTCGCTTAACTCTGAGCCTAAAACAAGGTTTTCTAAATAGCTTAAAATAGTATCTAAAGTTTCCCTTCTTGGTTTTTTTGTCTTTCCATCTAGTATATTTTGAATTCCTAATGCTGAAATACCTGTTGCTTTATTGACTTTGTAAGCAGTAATATCCATTTCAGCACACTTTTCTTTTATAAAATTTACAGTTTCTTTAATAGTTAAGTTTCTCATAATTAGATAGTTAGTTGATTTGTTTAAAATAATTGTATAATACTTGCACAAGTGTTGTATAATATTGTACAATTATTATATATTTGTCTTGACAAAGAGTATAATTCAAACTCTATGCCATTTAAAAACAAATATATGGAAGCAATATCAATTACACCGCATAATGAGAGGATGCAACTATTTGCAAGGTGTGTAAATATTATTAATGAGTTTCAGAAAATGGGCTTTGATAATCGATCTGCATTCTGTGTGATTGTTCAAGAACTTGATCCAAGTTACAGAGATTATCATAAGCTAAAAAAGCTTCACGAATTCTGGAATATGAGAGCCCATAAGGTAGAGATGATACTTGAATTGGAATCTATTGTAGATACTTTAAAAAAAGAATAATGAGCACTCTAGATCAATTTGTAGACTATCTAAAAAGCAATGATCTTATGATTGCTCCTAGAGATCTTGTGCAAGAAAGGTTAAAGGTACAATCTGCAAAAGAGCTAGTGAGTAGAAAGGTATTTGCCAGTTTTAAGGAACTCTCGGATGCACAGGTATTTGGTAAAATATCACCACAGGCCGTAAAGATCTTTCTTAAGAAATACGCTAAAGAAGATGATCTCATAATGCTGAATAAAGGCAATAGATCTGTTTGGAAACTAAGAACAAAAGCAATACAAAAACTTCAAAACTTAAGACAGTAAAGCTATGTATAACCCTAGTAATAATCCTTTTGAAAAAGATAATTCCACAGATGTAGATTGGTTTGAAATCAAGGCAAGACATCGTTTTGAGGAACCTTGGATTGACCCTCATGAGCCTGTTGTGAATTACAGAAAGCAAATTGAAAGTTTTGCCAAAAACAGGAAAGCAAGAAAAAAGAGGAAGCGAAAAAAATAAGACTATGGAAAAAGCTAAAAAACTTCTAAAACAATTTTACAAGGAATTACAGCAATGGGGTGCAGCTGCTGCATGGGCTATTAGGCAATAATTTATAAACTATGGAAACTAACTTAAAACAAATTCAGAATAGATCAACCTTCAACTGTAAAGTTGGTAAAAAGTACTGCTCAAAAATTAATGGCCTTTGTGATCCTGAAGCAGAAAGCTTTTTAGACAGATGTTCTATTTGTAAAAAAACAGGTTAAACCTAAATAATTATAATATGGAATCTACCAAAAACCTAAAGATTATAACAAATCTTGTGATGCATAATTTTGAAGTAAAACTGAATCAGGTTACTGGTGTAAAGGATACCACAGAAAAGATATTGGCGTGTTTTATAGCTAAATATACTTCTGACTGCAAAGATTATGAGATTGCCAATCACTTTCAGATTAATCAACATTTCATGAATATGAGTGTTGAAGATCTTCAAATTAGATTATTACTTATGGATAATGCCATGCAAAAATCTATCTACAGCATGGTTGACCATGCTAGAGAAATTATACAAATCATTGAACCCGATTATTAATTAAACACAAACAACAAAATGGAAAAAACCTTTTTACAAAACGAATCTAAGAAAGATCGTTTACAGGCCTTAAAAGATAACTGTGAGCGAGCCGAAAAGATGATTTACCCTAAAGAGCTAGACCCAGAAACGATTAATGCTCTTAAGGATGAATTAACTACTGAGTTTATCGAGATCTCTAGACTGGATGAACAGAAGAAAGAATTTATGGATGAATGGAAAATTAAAGTTAAACCTAGAAAACAACTCACAGCATTATTAATGGGTCAAGTAAGATCTGGTATAGAAGAAGTTGAAGAAGAAGTTTACTTGATAGCTGACCAGGAAGAAGGATTTATGGGTTTTTACAATGGAGATGGGAAGCTCATAAAACAACGTCCATTGACTCAGGACGAAAGACAATTTCGAATTATAAATGATTCTAAGAAAGCAAACTAATGGAAAACGAAAAATTAAACATATTCACCGAAGGTGATAAACTGACCATTTTAAAAGGTGATGCTCCAGTGCAATATCCTGAATTTGGACAATCATTTAAGTTTGAAGGTACACTTCAAATGATAAATGAGATTTTAAGTAAATCAATTCAGAGTAGAATTAGTTGTGATTATATTTTAAGTATTAATAAACCAAAAAGACAAATGAATTTAGTGGCTAGACCAGGCTATCCTGATTCTCAACATTATTCCGGTCAATTACGATTTTCTAAGATCTTCGAAGAGTTTGGTATTAACACCGGTCTTTCGAGAACTACCCATGAACTCGCTGACTTTATCAAAATGAATCGGAGTTACTTTGAAACCAAAGACAAGGCTATGCATCTTGTAAAAGTCCTAAAATCATTCAAGGCTATAGTTAATAAGGACGTTGAAAGCAATGATGATAACCGTGGTAACAAAAAGATCCTAATGGATCAAGCTGTGGATTCAAATATCCCAGATGCATTTAAGGTCAATATTCCTATTTTTGAATACCATGTCAAAGAACTTATTGAAATTGAAATTTATATAGATAGCACAGATTTAAGCTGTCAGTTGATTTCACCTGAAGCTAGGGATTATGTGAATGATGTTTCTGATAATCTAATTGATGCAGAAGTAGCGGTCATTAAGGAAAGATTCCCTGATCTAAGAGTTATAGAAGTTTATTAATTATAAGCCCACAGGCTTCTTCTGTGGGCTTAATTATTAAATATTAAAGTATGAGTATACACAGAGATTTTAAAGGGATATGGATACCAAAAATGATTTGGTTAAATAAAGATATGAGCATTATGGAGAAACTATTTTTAGTTGAAATTGATTCACTTGATAATGAAAAAGGCTGTTTTGCCAGTAATGCTCATTTTTCTGAAATGTTTGGTGTTTCAAAAGGTAGATGCACTCAAATAATTAAATCATTAGAGTCAAAAGGCTTTGTTAAAATACAATTAATTAGAGATCAAAAAGTAGTTTCTAAACGTCTCGTAAGGGTAGTTAATAAATTAAACACCCTAGTTAATAAATTAAACACCCCTAGTGAGAATATTAAACAGGGGTATTTAGAAAATGATGAAGGTAATAATACACTACTTAATAATACAAAGGGAGATATAGTCGCTTTCGATTTCTTAAAAATAAATTATCCTTCAAGATTAGAAACTGAATTTGTAATGAGATATCATAAATCAATAAGTGATAAAAAGAAGTTTGTCCAAGATTTTAATGATACTGTAGAAATTGAAATTGAGAATAACAAACTTAAATGGAGTGCAAATAGTTTGTTTTCCAGACTTTCAAAATACGCTAGAAATTATGCTAAGAATGAATCTAAGTATAGCGAGCCAGAAGAACAGAAACCAGTTTACCTAAGAAAAGTAAGATAATGGGAGAAATGAAAATGCCATATAACAAAGATTTAGAAGAAACTGTGATAGGTGCTTTGTTAACCAACGCAGATGCAGCTGTAGAAGTTATGCCTATCCTAAAGGATGCTAAGATATTCTTTGATCCTAAGATGCAAAAGATATTTAAGGCTATCGTAGCCATATACAATGCCAACGATAAAATAGATATGCTTACTGTGGACGATAAGCTTAAGAACTTAAAGCTAGAAGTACCTACTTACGATTTGGTTTTAATTTGCAATAAGACTGGATCTTCGACTCACCTTGAGTATCACTGCAGACTGCTGCTTCAGTATTACATTAAGCGATCAATTATAAAGAAGTCACAGCGTAACATCCAGTTAGCAATGGACGATTCTACAGACTCCTTAGAGCTGTTAAACTCAGATGCTAAAAGCAATGATGATATAAATGAAATTGTCTTTAGTGGGCGCAAAACTAAATCGTATGGTGAATCACTTCAGGACAATCTAAAACGTGTTGAAATGCTTAGTAATGCTGATGAAAAGAAATTGACAGGTGTACCAACAGGATTTAAAGTTCTAGATGATTTTACCGGTGGATGGCAACCTTCAGATCTTATTATTATTGCAGCACGTCCTGGTATGGGTAAAACTTCTCTTGCATTGAAAACTTTACTGGAATGTGGCTTACAAAACATCCCATCTGCATTCTTTTCATTGGAGATGTCTACCAATCAATTAACAGCTAGGCACATATCAATAAATTCTAACTTTCATTTATCTCAAATCATACGTAAAGGATTTGAGAAGCCTGAGTATTTTACTACTCTATCAGAAAAAATTGATACTATGCAGAATTTCCCAATATATATTGAAGACACCCCTTCGATGGACATCAGAGACATAGTGAGTAAGGCGCGAATATTAAAAAGAAAATATGATATTAAGATTTTGATAGTAGACTACATTCAGCTGGTCGTCGACAAAACTAAGGTTAATCAAAGAGAACAGGAGATATCTTCCATCACTAGAAACTTAAAGCTTATAGCAAAAGAGCTTAATATCCCTGTGATAGCATTGAGCCAACTCAATAGATCTGTAGAGACTAGAACCGATAAGCATCCAAAGTTATCAGACCTTAGAGAGTCTGGAGCTATTGAGCAGGATGCAGATATAGTGACATTTCTGTATAGACATGAATACTACTATCCAGACTCACCATTGGATGATTGGCTGGTTGAGAAGGGAGCTAATGCAGAATTCTCTTTTGCTAAATACAGAGAGGGTTCCCTAGAAACAATTGGGATTCACTTTGATGGTAACAAGGTCAAGTACTCAGACCCGCAGGAGTATGATGAATATGCAAATGATATCCCTAAGATGAATCCAAACGATGATGAAAACTTCTACGATGCCTAACAAACAAAAGAATATAAAAAGACCATGGGTAGCAGAGAGAGTACATTACTCTCGTAGAAATACAATCGACAATGGTTTCTACAACTCTTGGCCATGGAGAAAGTTAAGAAAGAGATTTATTGAAACAAATCCTAACTGCAAGAAGTGTGAAGATGAAATGATTGTAACAGAGGGCAAATATGTAGATCATATTCAAAGAATTGAAGATGGCGGAGCCAAACTAGATGAAAATAACTTACAAACATTGTGCAAATGGCACCACGATAGTAAGTCTGGAAAAGAAGCTCATGGTTACAAAGAAACCAAGGGGCATAGGGGTCAAAACACCAAAACATAAAATTGTATATACATCGCCACTTACCGAGAATTTTACTAATAGTTAATATTTGAGGGGGGGGCTTAAACCTTTAGTTATGAAAACAGTACACAAAGGAGAAGCTTCAGAATTAGTAAAAGAGATTCCTAAGTCACCATCTTATTTGGACACTTCTGCAAAGCAACATTTCAAAAAGTTTGCTAGAATTTTAATCTCCTCAGAATCTTTGAAAAGAATTCATTTACCGGCTTTAGAGCTTATGGCAGAAAACTTTTCACAATGGGAATGGGCAGTTAGAGAGATAAGATCTAAGAATAAAGATAAGAAAGGATCTGGCTATAGACAGAAATATACATCTGGAGCAGAAAATATTTCAGTGGAATTGACCATAAAACGAGATGCTGAAAAAGCAATTATGCAATGCTTTAAACAATTTGGAATAGATCCTAGATCGGAAAAGGAACTAAACAGTACTGTAGATCCTAACCAGGGAGACTTATTTGCTGAATTTGGAAAACTAAAAAAATCATAAATGAAGATTACTAACGACATGCTGAATTCAATTCCTTTTCAATATGCACAAGATGTGCGTGATGGTAAAATAGTTGTAGGTAAAACTATAAAACAAGCTGTTAGTAGATTTTACAAATGGATTGATGAAAGTGATCAGTCTGGTTTTTACATAGATCATGCTGCAGGGATGCATATAATTTTATTTTTTGAAGACTTTTTAATCCATACTATGGGTGAAAAAGCAGAAAATAGAGAACCTTTTATTCTAGAGCCTTGGCAACAGTTTACCTTATACAACATTTTAGGATGGAAAGACCAATTTGGCAATAGACGAATAAAAACCGTTTACGAAAAAGTAGCCAGAAAAAATGGTAAGACAGCAACTTTAGCTGGAGTAGGTCTTTATTTTTTATGTTTTGACGATGAGTCTTCACCAAGAATATATGCTGGAGCAACAAAAGAAGACCAGGCTAAAATAGTTTGGCAACAGGCTTACGACTTCGTAAAAAAATCAATAAAACTAAGAGTTGGAGGATTAAAAAATACTCAGCGCGAAATAAGATATGAAGATGTTATGGGTAAATTTAAATTTCATGGCAGTAATTCGGACACACAGGATGGATTAAATCCTTCCCTTGCCATTATAGATGAATATCATGCGCACAAAGATGATACTATTAGGGAGGTTTTAGAGTCCGCTATGGGAGCCAGAAAAAACCCACTACTTTATATAATTACCACTGCTGGATTTAATATGCAATCTTCTTGTAAGCAAGCTGAGGATATTTATAAAGAAATATTAAGTAGTATAAAAGATGATGATCACACCTTCATAATGATTCATGATCTAGATGATAACGATAATTGGGAGGATGAAACAAATTGGATAAAAGCGAATCCAAATATAGATGTATCTGTCTATTTAGAATTCCTAAGATCAGAATTTAAAAAGGCAATAAACCAGCCAAGTAAAATACCAAACTTTAAAACAAAGCACCTTAATATGTGGGTAGACGCTGCAGATGTTAGAATTCCTGAAAGTATCTGGGATAAATGTTCGGGGAAAATAAGAATGAAAAATTTTATTGAGCATGGATGTGCCGGCGCCTTGGATCTAAGTTCTACAATAGATCTATCTGCTATAGTTTTTGTAAGCAATCCAGACGAAGATGGGATAAGAGATTTACTGCCTATGCTGTTTTGTCCATTGGATACTGTGGAAAAAAGATCTTCTGAAGATAGAGTTCCCTACAAATTTTGGAAAAATCAAACCCTTAAAAAAT